GTACCTATTAAAGAAATTATATTCCATATCATATAGTTTATCCCCTTATTCGTCCACGATCTCTGTCGTGCCAAGCACCAAGCCAAAGCAGCGGCTGTCATCTGTGGTAGAAATATCCTTATACTTAGGATTTAAAGATATAAGCTTATCTCCGCCGTATTTCTTGACATAACCCTTGCCGTCAACATCGAAAATACCTATCTGACCTATATCCACAGCAGGCTGCTTGCGGACAAGAAGATAATCCCCATTACTGAACTTAGGTTCCATACTGTCACCGTCAACACGTAGAATAAAATCTGCCTTACGGCTCTCCGGAGTGAGAGGTACGCTTACCTTTTCCCAATGTTCGTAGTCTTCCAGCTCATCACCGAGACCTGCGGAAACGGGAGCATAATTTATGCTTATCTCAATAAGCTCGTCTCTGTTCGGCTCAGGCCTGTATGTGCACCGATTATACTCAATATCAATAACAGCTGTTACCAGCTCCTTACCGTATTCGTCAAGAGTGCGGTATTTTTTTATTGTGTTGATTTCCTGAAGAGTAAATTCTTCTTTTGAATTATCATCATCAAGCAAATCACTTAATTTACACCCTAAAGCTCCGCAAATCAATTTTACAGTTTCAAGTTTTGGATTTGTATTATTTCCAGATGTGATTTTATCCAAACTGCTTATTGATATGCCTGTTATTTCTGAGATATCTTTATTTGTAAGATTTTTAATCTTCTTATAATCGTTAATTCTTTCAAGTCCCATACTATCACCTCTAAACATAATATACCACAATATTACGGTTGTGTCAAGAACAAAACATCATTTTATTGAAGTATTTTTCAAAAAAGGTATTGACAACATCATTTTAATGTGGTATAGTAAATATACAAACATTATTTAAATGATGTTTTGCAGGAGGTGACTGTATTTTGACAATGAATAAACCGTATTACCCTAATCTTGAAGCCGAAATATCTAAAAACGGCATGAAGAAAAAAGACATAGCAAATATGCTCAACATTACTCCTCGAGCTTTTGCCGAAAAAATGACGGGGCGAGTGGACTTTTGGTGGAAAGAGGTCGGCATTATTCAGAACCTTTTCCCTGATATTCCCGCCGAAAAGCTCTTTGAGCATACACCTTGAAGATCAAAAGGAGATGAAAAGAATGGTATCACCAATACTGATAAGCCTTGCTGCACTCTCGTCGATAGCATGTTTCATAACCACTTTAATGGCACTGAGAGCAGTTTCGGAATTCTACAAGAAGCTCAGGGATATGGAAGAACTTTACCTTAATAACCTTGATGAGCTTTATGAGCTGAGAGAGGCAAGACATAATAGCATTTAATAAGGAGGTGAGAGGAATGGAAATCACAATCAAAGGCACAGAAAAAGAAATCGCTGACCTTGTAGTGCTTTTACAAAATCAGCGAGTGGTAAGAAAGCCTTATTCAGATGAGTTCACTGTGGGCGTTCTTACTGATGCTTCTTCTGATACGCCTGATACGAGTTCCAAGCAGTCTTGAATGTCTGAATTGCTTCATCACAAGCGTGGACATTCTGTAAATGTTCTAAGATATCTTTTCGTGAATTGGTTGTGGGAAAACCTTTGTCACGTGTGATATCATAGGCAAAATCGCCCAAGGGTGTATCTTTACCGTTGTGGCGGGATATCCATTCAATAAATGTCATTTTTTCACCCTCTTTCGTTATAAATTGTCATCATTATACAGCGTAAGAGGTGGGTTGTCAAGGAGGTAAAAAAGATGTACAAAGTAATCGAATTTACAGAGTTGATGAAAAATAATCTTCCGTGATTATATTTTAGCACATTATCTGTCCCGAAATCAGGACAGGAAGGAGATGAGGAGAATGATAGATCCCAACAACTTCTGCATTAACACTAAGGAAGCTGGATGCATCTGGGGAACAGTGTCAAGCTTTGAAACAGCAAACGCAACAAAAGAACCGGGAAAGCACCTGTGCAATCTTGTCTTTTTAGGTCAATTCACAGAGTACAACGGTAAGAAATACATTGTGCTCAGAGATCAAAACAAGGGAATAAATCATATCATCGAATTGTGAGGTGAGAGGAATGAAAAAATATCGTCTGTGGGACCATTACGAGGAGTTCGGCCTTATCGGTGAATATGACACCGAGGAAGAGGCAAGAGAAGCGGCGGAGGAACACGCTGAGGACACTGACGGGGAATGTCAGATAGTTCTCTACCGCTTTGTTTCCCCTGCAAAGGGTTTTGAGGTTGTTACACACTGAGAAAGGATATGAGGTGATAATATGACTAAGCAGACAGCAAACACAAGACCCGTAAACATCAAGCAGGAGCCTTCTGCTGATGCCCTTGCCGACACTATCGCAAGGCTCATCAGAGCGATGGAACAGGGGACAAAAATTCAGAAGGAGGCAGATGCCGAATGAAGATGTACATAGCCAAGTGCTTTTTTGGCAACAAGGTCATCAAATTCCGCACACAGGCGTACAGCACTGAGGGGCTTGAACCTACTGCCAATGCGATTGCAATGACGCTTACAGGACGCATTCCGGACAGGGTAGAGTTTGTGGCTTGCCCTGTGCAGGGGTAAAGAAAAAGCCGTGACGGCGGCAACCGTACACGGCAAGATAATAAAATATTCCATCTGCATTGTAGCAGATTTTAAGGAGAATGTCAAGTGGGAATTACTGTCCCAAAACTAACAAGATAAAATGGAGGAATAACTAAATGATAAAAATCAACAGTCTTGAGCTTGATGATGTCAAGCGTATAAGAGCGGTAAAAATCGAGCCTACGGAAAACGGGCTTACCGTTATCGGCGGCAAAAACAATCAGGGCAAAACATCAGTCCTTGATGCTATTGCCTGGGCGTTGGGCGGGGACAAGTTCCGCCCTTCCGGTGCAATGCGTGAAGGTTCGGCAGTTCCCCCGCATCTGAAAGTAAAGCTCAGTAACGGTATTATCGTTGAGCGCAGCGGCAAGAACAGCGATCTCAAAGTCACCGATGAAACAGGCAAGAGAGGCGGACAGCAGCTTCTTAATGCTTTTATCAGCTCATTTGCACTTGACTTGCCTAAATTTATGGAATCGTCCTCAAAGGAAAAAGCAAATGTACTTTTGCAGATCATCGGTGTCGGTGATAAGCTCTTCGAGCTTGACAAGCAGGAAAGCACGCTGTATAACCGCAGGCTTGAAATAGGCCGTATCGCTGAGCAGAAAGCCAAATATGCCGCAGAGCTTCCCGAATATGAGGGCATTCCTAAGGAGCCTGTTTCTGCCTCAGAACTCATACGTCAGCAGCAGGAAATACTTGCAAGAAACGGAGAGAATCAGCGTAAGCGTGACAGAGCTGCACAGCTCAACAATGAATGCACGGTAATTGATAACCGTATTGCAGCTCTCCGTTCTCAGCTTGCCGAACTGGAAGCCAAGCGCTCCGAAATATCGGAAGATCTGAGGATCGCTGAACTTTCTGCCGCTGAGCTTCACGATGAGAGCACAGAAGCACTTGAAAACAATATCCGTGATATCGAAGCAGTAAATATTAAGATCAGAAGCAACCTTGACAAGGAAAAAGCGGAAATGGACGCTAAGCAGTTCAAAGACGAGTATGACACCCTTACTGCTCAGATAACCAATATCCGAAATGACCGCTGCAAGCTTCTTGACAGTGCCGCTCTCCCTCTTCCTGGGCTTTCTGTAGGGAACGGAGAACTTACATATAACGGTGCAAAATGGGATTGCATGAGCGGTTCTGAACAGCTCAGAGTTGCTGCCGCAATAGTCCGCAAGCTTAATCCCGAATGCGGTTTTGTGCTTATGGACAAGCTTGAACAGATGGATATTGAAACGTTGAACGAGTTCGGACAGTGGCTTGAAGCAGAAGGATTGCAGGCTATCGCCACAAGGGTATCTACGGGCGGAGAATGCAGCATAATCATTGAGGACGGATATGTCAAAGGCACACTTCCCGAACCCCCAAAGGAAAATAAAACGTGGAAGGCAGGCACATTCTGATGAAAAGTGAAAAACTTGTTTTTAAAAGCTCGGCACGTGACTTTCCCGTAAGCGGCTTTACAAACGTGAAAATATCCAATGATTCCTATGTAAAAATTCTTGCAATAAAAAGTGCCACAAGCAAGCCTTCGTCGAAAAGGCAGACGGTACGACCGTTTTTGCTTCCGATGTAATTGATATGATCATATGAAAGGAATGTTGATATGAACGTTAAAATTTCGAACGGCATCGTCCGCAAAAGGCAGAAGGTAGTTATTTACGGCCCCGAGGGGATAGGAAAATCCACCCTTGCAGCACAGTTCCCCAAGCCTCTTTTTATTGATACAGAGGGCAGCACGGGAAATCTCAACGTCAATCGCTTTGAAGACAAGCCAACATCGTGGACAATGCTGACAAACTACATTGAGTATGTAAAGCAAAATCCTCAGGTATGCGAAACTCTTGTTATTGACACGATGGACTGGGCGGAAAGGCTTTGCGTTGAGGATATACTGAACACCTACGGCAAAAAGGGCATTGAAGATTTTGGCTACGGAAACGGGTATGTTTATGTTGCAGAGGCAATAGGACGATTTCTCAACACGCTGCAGGAACTTATTGACAAAGATATCTGTAACGTGGTACTTAACTGCCATGCTCAGCTCAAGAAATTTGAACAGCCGGACGAAGCAGGCTCATACGACCGATATGAACTTAAACTCGGCAAGAAAACAAGCTCCCAGACAGCTCCCCTCGTAAAAGAATGGGCTGATATGATCCTCTTCTGCAACTACGAAACATATGCAGTTGCCGCAGACAAGGACGGCAAGAAGTTCAAGGCACAGGGCGGCCAGCGTGTTATGTACACCACTCATCA